TGCACGAAAAAACACAGGGTAAACACAAGGAGCCCACAAAATGGCAGAGTACAAAGGAATCGAGTATTTGAAGAATAGACTTGCGGCGAAGCGCAGCCGGGTCCAGACGCGGTATAAGTTCTACGAGATGAAGAACGTCACGTTCGACTTCGGGATCTCCACGCCGCCGGATCTGCGGTACTGGATGAGCACGCTTGGATGGTGCGCGAAGGCTGTGGACAGTCTCGCGGATCGTCTCGCGTTCGACCGGTTCGAGAATGATGTCTTTGACATGAACGGGCTCTATCTGGCGAACAACAAGGACGTGCTGATCGACAGCGCGATCCTGGGCGCTCTGATCGGATCTTGTGATTTCATCTACATCACGGCAGATGAGTCCGGCTTTCCGCTGATGAGAGTCATTGACGGAAGACACGCGACTGGAGTGATCGACCCGACCACGAACATGCTGAAGGAAGGCTATGCCGTTCTGGAGTTCGACGAATCGGACCGGCCTGTTGTGGAAGCGTATTTCATTCCGGGGAGCACGACGATCATTGAGAAGGGCAAAAAGCCGTATACGGTGAAGAATGATGCTCCGTATCCGCTTCTGGTGCCGGTGATCAACCGCCCCGATGCCGTGAGGCCGTTCGGGCATTCCAGGATAAGCCGCGCTTGCATGTCTATCGTCGGGTCCGCAGTGAGGACTGTGAAGAGATCTGAGATCGCGGCAGAGTTCTACAGCTATCCGCAGAAGTACATTCTCGGAATGGATGAGAATGCAGAGCAGATGGACAAATGGCGTGCTTCGATGTCGGCCATGCTGAGGATCGACAAGGATGAGGATGGTGATCATCCGGTGGTCGGGCAGTTCCAGCAGCAGAGTATGACACCGCACTCGGAACAGCTCCGGATGTTCGCGGGACTGTTCGCCGGAGAGACCGGCCTGACGCTCGATGACCTTGGCTTTCCAAGCCAGAACCCTTCCAGTGCGGAATCAATCAAGGCGAGCCATGAGTCCATGCGACTGACAGCAAGGAAAGCACAGACCACTTTTGGCGTGGGCCTTCTGAATGCCGGCTATCTGGCTGCGTGCGTGCGTGATAAATATCCGTACCTTCGCCGGCAGGTGGCTCAGACAGAGCTGAAGTGGCATCCGATCTTCGAACCGGATGCGGCAATGCTTTCGGCTATCGGCGATGGCGCTATCAAGATCAACCAGGCGCTCCCGGATTACATAAACGAACAGAAAATGAAAGACCTCACGGGGATCTGATGAATGAATACCGAAGAAGTCAGGAGAAAAGTCGAAACTGAATACAACGAGTCGATGTCTTCTGATAAACGGATCGCCGCGATCGCGAAAAAGAAGAAGATGTCATACGCCGACGCATCAGCATATGCATCAAGAGCTGGGCGACACATGGGCGAAGCACTCGCGGACAGCATCGCCGAAGACGCTGAAGAGGTAGTCATTACCGAAGAAGAGGCGAAAGCATTGATCCCTGCAGCGCTCCTGCTCAACTACCGGAACGTGGTGGCCATAGCGAGGGCCGCGCAGGAAGCAATGAATGAAGACGCTGCGATCGGGCTGGCTGCGTTAGTGCCAGAGTTCGACCAGCGACGTGCGGCAGAAATTGCGGCGGAAACGGCGCAGGCCTTCGCTCCTCAGCTCCTGATCGGCTCATGCGAGAACGCTTCGAGGAAAGTCGTTGATGATTCGATGAAGGTGAACGCCAGAGCTCACAGCTCCGCAGGGCTTCGGGTGACGGTCACACGCATTTATGACGGCGTGGGCCTGAGCGGCGGACGTGCCTGCAAATGGTGCCTTGACCGATGCGGCACAGACATGTCTTACCGAGAGGCATACGACAAGGGCGCATTTGAGAGGCATCCTGGCTGTGGCTGTGAGCTGATCTACAAGACGAGCAAACGTGTGCAGCGCCAGTCAGAGTGGCAACACAATAAATGGGAAGATGTGTCTGAGGCACAGCTTAGGGTGAGAAAAGAATACGGTCTTGAATGATGAGGAGGTGGTCGCGCTTGAGGGTGTGCGTGGAACACGTCGACAGCGAATAAGGAGGACTAAATGGATACCAGAATCGGGAGGCAATCCCCGACGGTATCCGTAATTTTGCCTTATTCCGACACGAAAGGCCAGGAGGCGGTCGACCTTTATAACGCCACAGAGCGCACGGCGCTGGAGTGGCAAGAAGCGCTTTGCTATGACATCATGGCGGTCAGCTCCGAAGGGCTGTGGATTCACCAGAAGTTCGGTTACAGCATCCCGCGAAGAAACGGCAAGTCCGAAGATGTTCTGATACGGTGCCTCTGGGGGCTGAAGAATGGCGAACGCATCCTCTACACGGCGCACAGGGCAAGCACAGCCCACGCAGTATGGGAACGGCTCGTACGGCTTTGTGAGAAGGCCAACATCGTGGTCTTGTCGACATTCCGGGCATTCGGCAAAGAACACATTTACTGCGAAGGCGACGCGGTCATTGAGTTCCGGACGCGAACTTCCACCGGCGGTCTTGGCGAGGGATATGACCTTCTGATCATTGACGAAGCTCAGGAGTACACGCCGGAGCAGGAGACGGCTTTAAAGTATGTCGTTTCTGACTCGCCGAATCCGCAGACGATCATGCTCGGCACCCCGCCGACGGCAATCAGCGCCGGCACGGTCTTCCCGAAGTACCGGGCGAAAGTTCTGCAGGGCGAAAGCTATGAATCCGCCTGGGCGGAATGGTCGGTTCCTGACATGACGGACCCGAACGATGTGGAAGCGTGGTATGAGACAAATCCATCGCTCGGAACGATCCTAAAAGAGCGCACGATCCGCTCGGAGATCGGTGACGACAAAATCGACTTCAACATCCAGCGCCTCGGGCTGTGGATCAAGTACAACCAGAAGTCGGCCATCTCGAAAAACGAATGGCAGGCCTTGGAAGTGGATTCGCTCCCGAAGCTTTGCGGTCAGCTCTTCGCTGGAATCAAATTCGGAATCGACGGCAATAATGTTGCTCTTTCGATCGCTGTGAAGACGACGGACGGCAAGATCTTCGTCGAAGCTTATGCCTGCAAGCCGGTCAGCGCAGGAATATCCTGGCTGATCAGTTTCATCGACAAAGCGGACATCTGCAAGGTGGTCGTGGACGGTAAGAGCGGAATCGGGATCCTGGAAGATGCTATGAAGACGGCGAAGATCAAAAGGCCGATCGTTCCGAGCGTTCCGGAGATCATCAAAGCAAACTCAATGTTCGAGCAGGCGCTTTCTTCCGGATCCATCATCCACATGAAGCAGTCCGCTGCCGAACAGGTCATAACGAACTGCGAAAAACGCGCGATCGGGAGCGGCGGGGGCTTCGGCTACAAGTCGCAGATCGAAGGCGCGGACATCGCGATCCTGGACAGCATGATCCTGGCGCATTGGGTGTGCGCGGAGACTAAGGCAAAGAAAAAACAAAAAATAGCGTACTGATGAGCATCGGGTGACCGGTGCTTTTTTAGTGCATACATTACGGATACCACCCGGTAAGTGGGGAAAGGACACACAATGTCAGAATTCAAAATCATTGAGACTCAGGAACAATTTGATGCCGCGATCAGTGATCGCCTGAAGAGAGACCGCGAAGCCTACGCGAAGAAGTTCGAGGGATACAAATCCCCGGCTGAGATCGAGAAGCTGACCGAATCTCTTAACATGCAGATCAAAGCGCTCGAAGACGCGGCGGCAGCTACGCAGCAGACGCTTGCGGAAAAGGATGCGGAGATCGCAAAAGGCGCTCAGTACAGGACCGACCTGGAAAAAACGAGGATCGCGCTGGCAGCGGGTCTCAAAATCGATTACGCAGATCGCCTGAGAGGCGAAACGGAAGAAGAGTGGAAGGCAGATGCTGAGATGCTGGCAAAGGATTTCGCATCAGTGCATATTGCTCCGCTCGGAAGTCCCGAACCGTCCGGCTCAGGAGGAAAAGCCACAAGCGAACAGTTCGCGGAGTGGTTTAAAGACACCATGAACATTTAAGGAGGTACCAAAATGGCTGGTATTGCAACTAACAGAACCAACATCACTCTTCCGGCGGAAGTCTCCGCTGAAATCATCCAGAAGACTCAGGAACAGTCCGCGGTCATGTCTCTCGCGCGTCAGGTCGCACTTCCTGGCAGAGGCCTTACGATCCCGGTGATCTCCGGTGATCCGGAAGCTGCGTGGGTAGACGAAACCAATCCGAAGCCGGTCTCGAATCCGTCTCTTTCCACGAAGATCATGCAGGCTTATAAGCTCGCGGTCATCGTTCCGTTCTCGGATGAGTTCGCACGTGACGCGGCGGCGCTCTATGATGCGCTGATTTCCCGTCTTCCGGGCGCTCTGGCACTCAAGTTCGACAGCACTGTCTTCCACGGCACTGCTCCGGGAAGCAACTTCGACACCTTCGCGGCTGTAACGGCTCAGTCCATCAGCGGCACTGGCAACAGCATGTACGGCGCTCTGGTCGGCGCGGACTCTGATGTCGCGCTCCATGGCGGCATCCTTAACGGCTTTGCGATGTCTCCGCAGGGCAAGGGCGAACTCCTCGCCGCTACCGACACCACCGAACGCCCGCTGTTCATCAACAGTGTTGCTGAAGGCGCTGTTCCGATGATTCTCGGCGCGCCGGTCACGTATTCCAAGGGTGCTTACAAGGTTGGCGATAACTCCAACCCGGATGTCCTCGGCTTCGCTGGTGACTGGACGCAGGCTCTTTACGGCACCGTCGAAGGTGTCAAGATCGACATGTCCAACCAGGCGACGCTGACGATCAGCAACAGCCAGGTCAACCTGTGGGAGCGCAACATGTTCGCGGTCCGTGCAGAGATCGAAGTCGGATTCCGCGCCGACACGGCTTGCTTCAACAAGATCACCAGAGCTCACTCCTGATGATTGAATTTATCAACCGTCTGACCGGCGGCACGATGTGGGTCGCGGAAGAACGGAAAGAGGAATACCTGGCGGCTGGTCACAAGCTGGCCGTCAAGGCTCCTAAGGCCGTGAAGACCACGAAAGCTCCGGCTAAGAAGAAAGGGACTGCGAAAAAATGAGTGCATTCGCGACGCTTGATGACGTTATATCGCTCACCGGCAAGAATTACACAGCTGACGAACAGGCCAGAATAGACGAACTTCTGCCGCTGGTGTCGGATGCACTCCGTGAAGAGGCGGTAAAAGTCGACAAGGATCTCGACACAATGGTCGAGGAAAGAGAATCCTATGCCAGCGTCGTGAAGCTCGTGACCGTGGACATTGTGGCGCGCGCGATGCGTCAGTCGCTCGAGGGCGAACCGATGACGCAGGAGTCGCAGAGCGCGATCAACTATTCGTGGTCAGGCACTTATGCCATCCCCGGCGGCGGTATCGCCGGCTGCATTATGAGGAACGACCTGAAGAGGCTCGGACTGAGGCGGCAGCATTACGGGATCATCGACTTTTACAGCCAGGAGGAGGCGTGAGATGCTGCTGAAGTTTTGGCATACATCGATCACACGAATCCGTCCGGCGACGAAGGTAGTCAGAGGCTCGACCGTGTTCGACTGGGATAACCCGTCGACACTGGTCATCAATGAATGCCTGGTGCAGCCCGGAACAACGAACCTGTCAATGGACGGGCGCGTTCTTGGCATCCAGGACGGCTTGACGGTATGCGCGCCGGAAGACGCTGACATCCAGGCGGGGGACAGGATCGAATATCGCGGAAACATCTACACGATAGAAGGCGACCCGCTTGTCTGGGTGGATGCCGGAAAGCTGAATCACATGCAGCTGAACCTGCAGAGGTGGCGTGGATGAACAGTATTGAGAACATCGAATGGAATCCGGCTGGCTTTGCTGAGTGCCTTAACGGTCTAAGCGGGGCGATCCAGTCAGAGGCTTCTACAATTGCTTCGAGAGCTTCGTCCTACATCACGAAGGGCGGCAGCGGCTTCCATGTCGAAGTGTCAAACGAGCCACGTTTCCAAGATGCGGCTTATGGCGTATCAAGACCGGTCGCCCGGGTGGTTGCCAATGACGACGCGACAGCTGCAGAAGAAGCAGAGTACAAAATCCTTAGCAAGGCGGTGAGCGGATGATCATCAACAAATCAATTGATATCGAGGACGAGATCAGGCAGGCGCTTGAACCGTACCAGACAGCTTACTGCCGACCGCTGCCGGCTGAGTACGGTCTGCCACACATCCTCATCACGCAGGTGGGAGGATCCGACTCCCAGACGATCGACAGGTTCGATGTTGTTCTGGACGCAAGAGCGGATACCGAAGCGGCGGCTCTCGATTACCTCAATACGGCAGTGGGCATTTTGAAACAAGTGGCGAAAGAGCAGACAACGGCTCTCCGCTACGTACTGGTCAACTCATCCGGCTCATGGGGCAATGATCCTGTGCGGCCGGATCTTTCCATGTGCTCGGCGAGACTTGAAGTGCTGGCACATCAGACAAAAATGGAGGTTTAAAGAATGAGTGAAGTAAAACTTGGCCTTGGTCTTAGCACGGGCATGTTTTATCACGCACCGAAGGGCACCACGCTCCCGACTGATCCGACTGCGCAGCTGCCGGCGACGTGGGTGCACATCGGCGATGTTTCGGATGCCGGCATCACGCTCGCGTTCGATAAGAGCACCACGAACCTGAGGAACTGGGCGAACGCCATCAAGCGCGTCATCATGACGGAGCACAGCGAGACCATCCAGTCCCCGATCATGGACACCACGGAAGAGGCTCTCAAGGCTGTCGTCGGCGAGGCCAACGTCACCAACGCCACTGGAGTAGTCACGGTCAACCTGTCTGACGGCGAACTCCCGCCCGAGGAAGCGTTCCTCTGGGTCATGAAGGACGGCGAAGACATGATCATGATCGGCTGCACGCAGGGTCAGGTCAGCGCGGTCGACAACGTCTCCTTCGCTCCGGGTGCGGCGATCAACTGGACGCCGACCATCACGGCGATGGGCGATGACGGCTTCAAGCTGATCATGAAGGAAGCGTAACTTAACCAAAGAGGGAGAGAAGAAATGAGAGAGTTTACACTGCAGCCTAAGGAAGAACAGACGCTGAAGATCAACATCGGGGAAGAATCCTTCGTGATTCCGCTCGGTGGGAGCCTGACGCGCAAGGAGCTCGCTTCGCTTGATACGCAGGAGGGCACCTATTCGTTCTTCCGCAAATACATCCCCAAAGCTATCCTGGAACAGCTCAAGATGGACGACTACAACCAGATCGTGAACATCTGGCTTGAGGAGACGGCGAAAGCGTCCGGGAAGAAGCTGGGGGAATCATAAGCCTCGCAAAAGCTGTTGATCAGCACAGCGAGGCGATCGAGTACGACCTACTGACAAAGACAGGCTACTCGCTGAACGATGTCGGGGGAGCTCTTACGTGGGGCTCCCTTGATTTGTTCCTGAAGCAGATAGACCTAGATTCAGCGCTCATGCGGGAGATGAATCCCGAGTGGGCGGCGTGGGACAGCAGACTAAAGACGAATTTCCTTCTTGCAGATCTATGGGACATGCTCGCGAACATAAACGCGAACCTTGTCGCGATCGGTTCCAGAAGGCCGGCAAAGCGCATAAAGCCATACCCGAGACCAAAGACAAAAGAGCAGGACTCGGAGAACAAACGGCACTTCGGGCGCGATGCCCTTCCGGTCAACGAGCTGCATGAATGGTTTGAAAAGATGAGGGCTAAACATGCCACAGGTAGCACAGGCGACAATTCTGGTGACTCCGGTCCTGGAGGGAGCGCAGCAATCTCTAACTGAACAGCTTACGGGGGCCGCTGAGCCTGCAGCTTCCTCTGCAGGTAAAGCCGCGGGCAAATCCCTCGGCGAAGGGATGTCGAGCGTTGGCGGCGCTCTTACAAAGGGCGTTACGGCTCCGATCATGGGCATCGGGGCGGCAGCGGTCGCGGCGTGGAAAGACGTAGATGCAGGCCTTGACACCATCGTCCAGAAGACCGGCGCGTCCGGCGAAGCCATGGACGAGATGCACGGGATCCTGAACAACATCACGTCAAGTATTCCGACCGACTTTGCGACAGCCGGCGCGGCGATCGGTGAGGTCAATACCAGATTCGGGGTAACCGGGCAGGAGTTGGAAGAGCTCTCCGCCCAGTTCATCAAATTTGCGGATCTGAACGGCACGGATGTGTCAAATTCCATTGACAGCGTGCAGGCCGCCATGGCGGCATATGGCATGGATGTCAGTGATGCGTCTGATGTGCTCGACATACTGAACAAGGTCGGGCAGGACACCGGCGTGTCGATGGATACGCTGGCCAGTTCACTTCTCGCAAACAATTCAGTACTGCAGGACGCAGGGCTCGGTTTTAATGAGTCGGCGAACTTCCTTGGCAATCTGAATAAAAACGGTATCGACACCTCTTCGGTAATGTCCGGCCTCAAGAGAGCGATGGCAAACGCCGCCGCAGAAGGCAAGACCACCGGCGAGGCACTGGCTGAGATCCAGGAACAGCTTATCGGAGCCGAGACGGACGCAGAGGCCGCACAGATAGCCATGGAGCTCTTCGGCACTCGGTCCGGAGCGCAGATTGCACAGATGGTCAGAGACGGGCGGCTGTCCTTTGATGAGTTCAGCGGCATGGTCACGGACTGGGGCGACTCGGTCAGCACCACCTTCGACAACACGAAGGGCCCGATGGATAACTTCGGCACGGTAATCAACAAGCTGAAGGATTCCGGTTCACAGCTTGTCGAAGCTTTCGGCCCGACTCTCTCGGACGTGCTCAGCAAGGTATCTGATGTCATTAGCCAGGTTGCTGACGCATGGTCGCAGTTGTCACCTGAAACGCAGGAGACCATCATCAAGATCGGGCTTCTTGCAGCCGCCGCCGGTCCGATCCTTTCTATTGGCGGAAAGATCATAGGCGGGATCGGGTCCATTGCTGGCAGCCTCGGAGGACTGGCCGGAGGCATTGGCGGTGTCGGCGGTGCAGCAGCTACGGCAGGACCGTCTCTTGAATCGGCAGGCGCTGGATTCATCACAGCCGCCGGAGGAGCTTTGAAGATGGTCGCCATTGCCGGTTCGCTCGTTCTGGTGGCGGTCGGTATCAATATGATTGTTGATGCGGCCATCAAGATCGCGGACGCAGGAAGCGGAGCACAGATCGCACTGGCAGCCATTGCAGGCGGGATCCTCGTGCTGATGGGAGCCGCTGCAGCTATGGGCGGGGCTTTGACCGCAGGTGCGGTCGGTATCGCTGTATTCGGCGCGGCATTCCTTGCGATAGGCGGAGGCATCGACCTCGCTTGCGACGGGATCTCCAAAGTTATCGACGCGGTGGCGAACCTGACGGAGACAGTCTCCACCAACGCTGATGGCATCAACAGCGTGGTCTCCAATGTCGGCGATACAGTCGGCGGAGTGATCGACACGATCTCAGACGGAGTGGTCAAGGTCATTGATTCGATCTCCGGCGGCATCTCGGGCGTGCTTGATTCCGTTGCGGAAGTCATCGACAGCATCGGGAATGCGGCACTGAATGCCGGCACGGGCTTTGATATGCTCGCCAATGCGGTCATCAACCTGACCAACACCGGCATCATTAAACTTGGCGGTACGCTCGGCACGGTAGCCGATGGCATTAAGAAGATCGCATCGGCGGCAAGCGACGCAAGCGGGGCGGCTTCGAACATCTCGAACCTCACCAGCGCGTTCAGCCCGCTGCAGTCGGCGGCATCGTCGGCTTCGTCGTCGTTCACGACATTCACCAACAGCGTGAAGTCAGCGATGACGAATATGAGCTCCTCCGTGACTTCGAGCCTTAACACGGCAAAGTCACAGATGAGCTCCTTTGCCAGCAGCGTGAGCTCCATGGCATCAGCGGCAAGAGGCGCGATCGACGGCATGGGCCTCGGAAACGCGATGGCAACGCAGATGGCAAGCGCGTATTCGAGCGCGAGCGGATATATCGCTTCTCTAAAGTCGCTCTTCGCCGGTACGACATTCAGCTTTAACCAGAGCATCGCCCTGCCGCACTTCTCCATGAGCGGCACGTTCAACGCAGAGTCGGGCACGGTCCCGTCCGTCAGCGTGTCGTGGTACAAAAAAGCGGCTGAATACGGCGCTCTGTTCTCACAGCCGACCATCATCGGTGTTGGTGATGCTGCGGATCCTGAGCTCCTGCTCGGTGAGAGCAAGCTGAAAGAACTGCTCGGCGGTGGCAGGGAAGTAGTTTACAACGTTACGGTCAACGGAGCAGAAAGCCCCGAAGCATGGGCCGGCAGGTTCGTCCGTGAAACGAATCAGCTGATGAGGATTTCCTAATGCCTAACGATTACAAGCAGATTAGCAAAACCGGCAACACGAAGAAGCCCAGCGGCCTCGGTATCGCCAGGGACAACATGAAGTTCACGTTCACCTGGAAGATTGCTGACAGCGACTACAACGATGGCATCAAGGTCGGCTGGAGGATCAACACGGGCAAATGGTCGGCGTACACATTCATCAACGTCGGCAACAAGGCGACGCAGGCCTCTGTGACGCTTAACGCGAACAACTACTGGCCGACGACGAAGACCTACCTGTACAGCATCGAGCTCGCGGTAAAGGGCAAGCGCAAGGCTGCAACTGTCCGCGATTCCGAGAAGATGACGGAGACCACGACGACCTATAACTGGTCTGACTGGTCAAAATACGCTTTCGACCTCATTGCTCCGAATAATCCGAGCATCACTCAGGAACTGGACGATGCTCTCGACAACGTGACCACATTCACCTGGAACACGTCAACGTCCAAGACCGACAGGAAGCCGTTCGCTAACTGCGAATGGGAGACAAGGGTCATCTACAACAATCAGGAGACAGACGGCTCGAAGCTCAACTGGAAGCCGACCTCGTACCTTTACGAACATGGCACAAGCGGTGCTTCCGGCACCAGAAGGATCATCGAGGACACTGAGATCTCCAACACCAAGAAGAGCTGGACAAGGTGGTTCCGCGTCAGAGCCAGAGGATGCGGCGGCAACGGCGACATCAAAGGCTGCTCTTACTGGAGATATTCCAAGCACGTATACGCGAGACCGTACACTCCGACCGTCAACGAAGTCACTGAGGGCGCGAGGAACTTCTACACCATGACGTGGACGGCTCCTGCCAATGCGGCAAGCCCCGTTGACAGAGTCTCCATCGAATACACTGCCGGCACACCGCTGACGAACCTCAGACCCCCGTCAGATCCGAACTGGGAAGTCGCCCAGGAGCTCGGTGATACCAGCGGCAGGGATTCCACTACGTTCCTTGCAGACCGGAACCTTGACTTTGATGAGTGCTTGTGGGTGCGCGTCAGCGCCTGGCATGACAGACTGTCGAGCCCTTCGAACGCAGTCCTGGCAAAAGCCGGCAGGCTTACGCCCCCGAGCGGGCTGACAGTTGTTCTTGGCGGCACAGAAGATGACCCGATGGCGACAGTAAGCGCTACGAATGAAAGCGACGTCTCCGATGCGGTCCTCGCGGTGGTTTATAAATCCGGAGATGTTCAGGAGGTCCTTGGGATCATCCCGCGCACTGGTTCTCCGGAGGTTACTATCCACTATCCAAAGCAGAGTGGAACTCCTCACGCGGAATTCTTTGGCGTGTATGCCTTCCAGGGCACTTATGAAATAACGACAACGTCAAGCACCGGCGTGACAATATACGCCATCAACGCGAACATGACTTCCTCAATGCTTTGGGATGGCGGCTACATCCCTCTTGAGCCGACAAATGTCAGGGCGACAAAGAGCGAAGTGCCGGGCGAAGCGATTCTCACATGGACATGGAGGATAGCGGCAAGGGCTAACCGCGCCGAGATAAGCTGGTCACAGAATCCGAACGCATGGGAATCTACGGAGGAGCCTGATACGTACGTTCTTACAAACGTAAATAAATCAAAGTGGCGCGTCTCCGGGCTTGCAGTCGGTACGACGTGGTACTTCCGTGTAAGACTTGCAAACGAGACGGCTGACGGTATCACGTGGGGGCCATACAGTGACGCAGTGTCGCTTGACCTGTCCGAGATCCCGAGCGCGCCTGTCGTGAGTCTCTCAACGGCGGTCGTCAACCCGGACAAGTCCTTCACGGTCAGCTGGTCGTATGTGAGCAATGATGGCACACAGCAGGATTATGCTGAGATCAGGGAAGCAACAATCGTCAATGATGTGGTCACGATCGGGGCAAGGCTCGCGAAGGTCACTTCCGGCACGAGCAAGAGCATCTCGACGAAGAACCGCGCAGGATGGGAATCCGGCACGGATCACTTCATCGTTGTGCGCGTCAACTCCAAGAGCGGGCAGATGTCCGAATACAGCAGTCCGGTGCCGATCTCAGTCGCGCCTCCGGTCACCTGCTACATCCAGCAGACCTCCCTTGAGGAGGAAGTCGGCAGGAACCTTGAAGTATATCCGTACTACCATACTTCCAAAGTGCAGAACGGCATTACATTCATGGACAACGGCGACGGAAGCGTCACGGTAGACGGCACGGCAACGGCGGACACCACCTTCTGGCTTGCCGGAAGGACCATTGAGACGGACGCGATCAAGCTTGACACATCAGAAGGCTATGTGCTGACCGGATGCCCCGCGGGCGGTGCTGTGGGCACTTACGCATTGAGGGCGAGGGTATACGCGCAGGGCGTGGTTCCGGACCCGAACACAGGCTCGACAGTCAACGACATTGGCAGCGGTGCCAGCATCGCCACAGGGAACGCTTACGTCTCCCCGTTCATCGGCGTGTGGAACGGCACCACGGTCAGTAACCTCACGTTCTACCCGATGCTCAGGCTCGCGTCTGATCCGGACACGGATTGGGAGCCCTACAGCATCACCAGAACGCTGACGCAGATGCCTCTGACGGCTACGGTCCTCGGCGGGGCAAGAGGCGAGACCACGCTGGTCGTTGAACGCGCTGCCGAATACCACATGATCAGACCGGACGGAGATTCGCTTGACGGTTACGAGGGAGAGACGGTCGCAATGATCAGACAAAACGGAGAAGGCCAGATCACGGTCGACTTCGACGAACTGATCGGAGTATTTGACGACGGCGCACCATACCGGCTGATCGCTACGACGGCGGACAACCTCGGACAGAGCGCATCGAGGACGATAGACTTCGATGTCCATTGGACGCACCAGGCAGAGATCCCGACGGCGACCGCAAGGATGGAAGGTACCGCTACCGTGATCACGGTTACAGCTCCGGAGCACGCACTGCCAGGCGATGTCTGCGACATCTACAGGCTTACGGCAGACCTTCCGGAACTGGTCGTCCAGGGCGGCGCGTTCGGTGTCGAGTACGTGGATCCTTATCCGGCGATCGGAGAGGGCTATGGGCACAGATGCGTGCATCGGACCGTAAACGGCGACTATATCACAGCGGACAATCAGCCGGCATGGGTAGACATCGGAAGCAGTGACGGAGACCTTCTTGACATCGACTACGGTGTCATCGACTTCGACGGCAACAGCCTGCCATTCCGGTACAACATCGAAGTGAGCAACTCCTGGAAGAAGGATTTTACTGAGACGAGATACCTTGGTGGTTCAATCGTTGGAGACTGGAACCCCGGCATCAGTAGAACTGCATCAGTAAATGCGGTACTTGTAAACGACGAGGAGACCGACTATGCGTTGCTCCGACTTCTTGCGGAATATCCTGGCATCTGTCATGTGCGCACACCGGACGGTTCCAGCTATGCGGCAGACGTGCAGGTAAGCGATGGCCTTGGCTATGACACGGCCGGGAGGCTAGATGCGTTCACGTTGGAGATTACTAGAGTAGACTCTGAGGAGCTTGACGGCATACCTTACAGCGAATGGGTAGTGGAGAATGGACTGGGCT